GGTAAACTGCCAAACGTTTCAATGAAAGACTTTTCAAGACAATCTTGGCAGCAAAAATTTGTTTTAGTGTTATTCGGTTCTTCGCAATAATCGCAAAACCGAGCGTTTCCGTTTTCGTCGGTCAGCTCGATTTTGCCGTAAATATTCCATTGCTTAATTTTCAATTGCTTTTAGTTTCTCAATATATTCAATCATATCGAAAGCGCCCCAATGTTTTACAAGGCAATTATAATATTCTTCTTTAGTCTTGCAATCTTGACAGCGCCAATTTTGCCATTCTTTGTAGCCTTCAAGACAATGTTCAAGATTGTCATATTTCAAATATCGTTTGCCATTATGAAACCCGAAAGCGTTATTATAATTAGACCAGCTGCAATTTTTACAGTTTAAGTTTCCGCTTTCAAGCATCATTTGAGCGCAAACAATTTCTGGATGCTTAATACCAAACCCAGCAATATAAGACACCATTTCAGCTCGGTTTTTGCTTTGGGCGTGGCATTGTGAAGACGCCAATATAATAAGCAATATAAAGCCTATTAAAATCGCTCTAATTATCTTATTCAGCGTATTAATCGGGTCAAAGTCGTCTGGGTCGTAGTTAGCAATCATTACTAAATATTTATTTGCGCCGTAAATTCATTCATTGTCAAGCCGATAAAGTCAGCGATTGCAACGGCTTTGCAAAAAGGCATCATTTCGGGTCTATTGCGCCAGTTTGACAAAGTTACTTCAGTAACTCCGATTTGTTCAGCGACTTGTTTGTTTTTGAAGCCTTTGCTTTTTATGATTTCTGTTAGGTTCATTTAATTAAGTTTTAATGTTCGCTACAAACATATAAAAAAATATTTTGAAAAAAAATTAAAATTAATTTGGTTTTTAACAGCTGGTACATTACATTTGTGAATAAGTTAAACAACTAAAAACAAAAAAAAATGAAAATATCAGAGTTCAATACAATTAAAAATGCGGTACAAGACAACGTGGAGTTAGTATCAAGCCAAATAATTGAAGCTGGGGAATTTTTTAACAGCGATTCACACAGCGCACACGTTGAAATTGAAATTCAATATAATGATGAGTATCACACAATAGAAGGTGTTTCTTATGGAAATTACATTGAAGGGTGTGACGATTGCGGAACATGGTCAGAAAGTGAAGTTGAAGGCTTTGATTGTACGGCTGTTTTTGTTGATTCAACTAAAGTCGAGCTGACAAATAGAGAAAAAGACGAAATCAATAATTTAATAAAATCAATACTATAATGACGAACGCAGAGAGAAATTTACAAGTAGCATTTAACGCGATAAAAAAGCGTCTAAAATCAGCAAGTGATGAATTTGAATTATCGAACGTTCAAGACGATATTAATAAGCACAATTCACTTATGAAAGAGCTAGCAGAAATCGAAAGAAGAATACAAAATTTTAGCGCAGAACAACAGAAATGCGCTGGCGTACGTACTCCTATAATTATAATTTATAAATAAAAAACAAAAGAAATGAAGACACATTGGAAAAAATTAACAAACCCCGACTACATTGGAGCTTATGCGCTTGAAAACGGTAAAGATTTAAACGTAAAAATTACTAAAGTAGTTCGCGAAATGGTAACTGGAACTGGCGGAAAAAAAGAAGAATGTACCGTTGCTTATTTAGAAAATCAAAAGCCGATGATTTTAAATAATACCAATTGTAAGCAAATAGCAAAATTAGCAGATTCGTCTTATATTGAAGACTGGAACGGCTTGACAATTACGCTTTATATTGCACGAATTAGAGCGTTTGGAGAAGACAACGTTGAATGTTTACGAGTAAGAAAGCAATTACCAACGATTACGCTGCCAGAATTAACGCCAGAGCATAAACGCTGGGGCGGTGCAAAAAAAGCGATTGCTGAAGGCTATGTTTCAATCGAACAAATCAAAGAATCATTTTCATTATCACCGCAAAACGAAAAACTGTTATGTTCAAAATAAGATGCTCTAAAATTTCCCAAATAATGGGGGCGCGTGGACTCGGTAAGACTGGGCAGAAGGTCGCTAAAGAATGGCTAATTGAACAGCTTTACAACCGCAAGCCAGAGTTTTCAAATAAGTTTACTCAAAAAGGTTTGATTGTCGAAGACGATGCAATTGAATTAGTTGCTGACTTTTTTAATTATGGATTGTTGATTAAAAACGAAAAGCATTTTAGTAATGACTTTTTGACTGGAACGCCAGATTTAATTTTGAAAGACAAAACTATTGACATCAAATCGAGCTGGGATATTTCAACGTTTCCGCTTTTCAATGAAGAACTTGACAAAGCTTATTATTGGCAAGGTATAGGCTATATGGCATTGACTGGCAAAAGACAGCATGAAGTTATTTATTGTCTAATGGACACGCCAAAACATTTGATTGAACGTGAAGCTTATTCATATTGTCGCAATAACGGAATTGAAGAACTTGAGCAAGATATTTACGACGAGTTTGAAAAGAAAATGACGTTTAGCGACATACCAGAAAAGTTACGCGTTAAAAAGTATTCGTTTGAATTTAGTCAAAGTGACTACGACAAAGTAATTGAACGCGTTGAAGAATGTCGGGAATTTATTAAAACCTTAACGACATGATTACTAACTTTGAAGACATAACCGAAGAATTAACACCACTTGAACGGGCTGAAATATTGCCCGTTTTGGTGAGGTCGTTAAAAACGAAAATCGGTAAAGAAAATACAATTTCACAAGGCGAAGCGTGTGCAAAGCTGAAGGAAAAATTCGACTGGAATATACGCCCCGAACGTTGGCGCAAAATGATTAACGTAATTAGACGTTACGGTCTTGTTGAAAACCTTGTAAGCACTTCTAAAGGCTACTATATTGCAACCGATAAAATGGATGCTTGGCGAAATATTCAGAGCATACAAGACAGAATAAATGCCTTAGAAGAATTGAAAGAACCACTTGTTGAACAAGCAATTAAAACTTTTGGAAAATGACACTACGAGAAGAAAATCACAAATTAAAAAATGAAAACCTAGCATTAAAACTGCTTTATGGTCAGATGAAAAACGCGATTGAAGCATTTGAACAGCGAACTAAAAACAATAAAATGATACCTAAAAAATCAAATAATTTCAAGTATAAAAGCGTTGTTGAAAGCGTATGCGAATATTACGACGTGCCACAAGAAAACATTACAAACACGGTAAGAAGACGTAACACGCATATCATTCCGCGCCACATGGTGTGTTATATAATGCACGTTGTGTTTCGTGTTGGATATTCTGAAATTGGCCGAATGATGCGAAAAAACCACGCAACAATTTTGAACGGAAAGCGGTCAATTGAAAACTTGCTAACTTATGACGACCAAACAATGAATGACTATCTAGCGATTAAGCTAGATTTAATCGAAAATAAAGGATTCAGCGCGCATAATTTCATAATTTAGCAACATGACAAAAATTAAATTCGACCACAATATCACCTTTAAACGCTGTACAAAATGCGGAAAAGGTCACGACATGATCGCAATTAGTTGCAGTAAGCCGAGAGGTAAAGACGAACTGAAAAAGCCTGAATGTCACGGTAAATTAGAAATGATTCAATTCGATGAAATTGAAGTAAAAGAGTATCGAGTAATTAAAAACGAATAAATTGTTTACAACGAGTAAAAATCAACGAATTATGGAAGATAAATTAATAGATATTTTACAGAATTTTTATAATGATAAAAGCTACAACGAGTTGAATGCAGTTGACGACATATTGCGTTTATTTAATGTTGTAGGGCGAAGCGAACAGTGTAGCAGATGCGATTGGATTGATGTAGATTATAAAGTTCGACAATGCCTAAAATGTCAAAAGTTTGAACAATTTGATTAGCTACATTACCTACAACCAAAAGATAAAAGGCGTTTTAATGCCGTTTATTATTAGTTGTAAATAGTTGCTATATTGCAAAATTGTTGTATATTAGCGGTGTATTACTAACCGACCATCACTACGAGTTAGTAAAAAGATATATAAAACCGAAACCCTTTTAACCGATTGCGAGTGATGGCGCATGAAGTTAAAAGGGTTTTTTAATTAAATTAATTATTATGAAAAAGGAAGTAAAAGATGGCGAATGTTTAATTATCGATTCAGATCATGTTGAACATTTTGAATTTGACGAAGAATGTAAAAATTACTACATATACGCTGGTCATGTTAGTGTTAAACCAAACATCAGTGTATATGAAATGGATGGAAAAGATTTTGCGGATTACGTTATGTCATTAGTTGGTGAGTATTTAGATGAAAATGAAGACTTAGATATCGCAATAGATATCTCTAAAAGAATACAGTCAGATTGTCTAGGGTATAATTTTTTTAAGAAAATTAAATTTTATCACGGCACGTCAGAAAAAAACTATAATAGTATTATAAGGTTTGGCGGCGTTATTAAATCTGGATTTGGGTCAACATCTAAAAAGAGAGCAAAAGAGTACGGCGAACATATATTAGAGTATAGTATGGATGTTGGATTTATTAATAGATATCACTATTATAGATTTAAGTTTTTAGAATTATGGAGCGGAGCATACATTGACGAGTGTTTAGATAATTGCCATACATCGAGAGTGTAATGTCTGGCTGGATAAAATTGCATAGAAGTTTATTAGAATGGGAATGGTACGACGATGCCAACGCTACAAGACTTCTCGTTCATTTATTAATATCGGTTAACTACGAGCCGAAAAAATGGAAAGGAACGCTTATTAAAGCTGGTTCAATGGCTTACAGCTGGGAAACGCTTTCTTTATCTTGTGGTTTAACTATTCAGCAAACAAGAACCGCAATGAAAAAATTAATTTCAAGCGGAGAAGTAACGAACAAAGCAACAAACAAATATCAAGTTGTAACCCTTTGTAAATGGGAAAAGCTGCAAAGTGATAACAAACAAATAACAAGCAACCTAACAGACAAACAACAAACAAATAACAAACAAATAACAACAACTAAAGAAAGTAAAGAAAATAAAGAAGTTAAGAAACAAGAAATAGAGAGAGAGCGAAAAAGATTTTACCCGCCCTCAATTGAAGAAGTTGAAGACTACTTTTTTGAAAAAAATTGTCAGCAATACAAACAAGAAGCGTCAAAATTTTGGTATCATTACGACGCTAACGGATGGAAGGTCGGTAAAAACAAAATGAAAAATTGGAAAAGTGCCGCTTCAGGATGGCTCACTCGAATAGATAATTTTAAACCTAAAGAAAATGGAACTACAAAAAACAACGGCGAATCAATCGAAGATTACCACTCTCGCATCCGCAATAGCCTCGAAAGTTAGAATCAAAGACATTTCAAGTACCGATTTATTTTCGATATTGACCAGAATTTACGTGCTGCAAGGAATCAACAAGAACAACCGACCAGACGAACTTGAAACAAAAGTATTGATTGACTTCATCAAAAAAAATCTTGGTAAATTTGCACCAGAAGAATTTGCGACGGCGTTTGAATTGGCAGCATCAAAACAAATCAACGTAGATTGGCACTATCAAACGTTTTCTTGTAGCTACATTGGGCAAGTAATGAAAGCATACGAGGAACAATACCGCACAAAAGTAGTTGACCACATGAATAGATTACAATCTAAGCAGCAAGTACAACCGCCAAGCCCTTCAGAGCGCAAAAAAATTAAAGCGGCTTTTGTTCAAACGTGTATTATCAAGCCAATAAAGCAGAGCAAAGGCAAAATTTTAGCATCTTCTTTCCCTTGCTCACTCAAAAAGGTATTTCAATATTTTGCTGAAGCTGGATTGATTGATTTTGACAAACTCAACAAAGAAGAAATAAAGCAACGAAACGAAAAGAAATTGCGTCAAGACTTGGAGCAAATGAGCCAACACAAAAGCACAAGCCCTCAAGAATACCAAGAAAAAAAGCGCGCAATCGAGCTACTGAAGCCAGAAAATGCAAAAGAATTTGAAAAAAAGTTGCAAGATATTTGCAGACTCGAAACAATTCAGTTAATTTGCACCGGAAACGAAATTGAAGTAATTGAACAAAAACTTTTGAAATGAAAACAATAATAGCAACAATCGCAATTTTATTTTGCTCAATGATGTCGGACGGTTTTACATGGTTTGAAACAACTTTGTCCAGCTTTGTATTCGTCATTGCAGCTCTGCAAGACCTTCACGCAATCGGACAAAACGCAAGTAAAGCCAAAGTTGAAGAACTGAAAAACGAACTTGTCGAAATGAGCAACAAAAAGCAAGAACAATGAAAACAGAACTTTTTCAAACGTCCGTCATAATTTTAGCCTTTATGCTCGTAGGTTTCCTTTTTTGGAAACTTGTCTACTGGGTAAAACACAAAGACGAATCAAAGAAAAACGAAAAAAACCTTGAAGACCTGAAAAAAAATGCTTGGCTTGAAGTGAAAAAAGGTCGAGGATATGGACGAAACAAATTTTTTCTTGTTACGTTGAAGCAAAATAAAAAAGTAAGAAGTAGAATCTCAGCACTCGAATTTGACGCATACTTAAATCTAGGAATTGAACCAAAAGGACACGCAGCAATCAAACACGCTAATTCGATTAAAACCGTCCAGATTGGGTAACGTCTGGAAAATTGTAGAAAAGGTAAATAACCAAATCACAAATTTTCACTATTTTAGTGATGAAGAACAAGCAAAAAGAGCTTTAAAAAAATTGAACAATGGCGAACAAGGGCGGACAACCAAACAACAAAAATGCGGAAAAGTGGACGCTGGAAAAAGCAAACGAGTTAATTGGTAAAATCTATGACTTTGTTGAAAGAACTCCAGACTGCTATTCGCTTGGAATGGCTTGCGTAGAAGCTGGAAGCTATGAAAAACAAATCTACTACATACACGATAAGTTTAAAGGCGTTGAGGGATTCGATTTCGACCCGATTAAAAAAGCATTGGAAATATGCAAAAATAGAATCATTCGGCAAGGTCTAAAAGGTGAGATAAACAACACAATGTCAATCTTTGTTTTGAAGTGCAATCACGATATGATTGAGACAAGCAAGGTAGATGTTACAACCAACGGCGAAAACGTTTCTATTCCGCCTATTAGCTGGGTGAAAAATAATACTAAAGATGATGATTAAAGTATTCCGACAAGCGCACTCGGAATGGCGGCGTAGTGTAATGGTAGCACATAGGACGCGTTTAAACTCAGAAAATACCTAAGAGCTGGTTCGATTCCAGACGCCGCAATTTTTTATCTTTGTATGATGTCGGACACTTCAACCGAAATAAATGAGATTTATCAACCGCTATACTCAACAGATAAACGCTACATTGTTCTAACTGGTGGCCGTGGTTCTTTAAAATCGTTTAGCGTTCACGACTTTATATTGCGCCTAACGTATCAAATCGGTCAAGGCGTACTTTTCACACGTTGGACACTTACGAGCGCGCATACGTCAATTATTCCAGAATTTGAAGCTGCAATTGATAGGCTCGGACTTCGTGAAGACTTTCATATTACACGTACAGACATTTACAACCGACGTACGAACTCGTTTATATGGTTTAGAGGGTTAAAGCCCCAAAGCGGAAACCAAACGAGCGCACTTAAATCATTGTCACGCGTTACAACGTGGATAGTTGAAGAAGCTGAAGACCTTATTGACGAAAAGCTATTTAACAAGATTGACGATTCCATACGTACTAAAGGGATGCAGAATCGAGTTATCTTAATTCTGAACCCAACAACGCGCGAACATTGGATTTACAAACGTTGGTTTGAAAGGTCATTAAAATACATCGAAATTGACGGCTTTAAAGTTGCTGTTTCCTCGCATCCCGAAGTCGAAAACATACATTCGACATACTTAATCGGTAAAAAATACCTCGACAAAGATTGGTTAAGCAAAGCCGAGCGATGGCGAACAATGGCAAAGACTGGCTTTGACCCCGTTTTAAATGAAGAAATCGGAGAACTCCAGCAAGAAAAAGCGAAAACATTCTACGTTAACAACTATCTTGGCGGCTGGCTTGAGCAAGCTGAAGGTGTTATTTTCACCAACTGGGAAACGGGGCAGTTCGACGAATCACATACTATCATGTACGGGCTTGACTACGGCTATAACCCCGACCCGACGGCACTCGTTAAAGCGTCGATTGATTGGAAGCATAGACGAATATATCTAAAGCAATTAATCTACAAGACCGACTTAAGCACCGAACAAATTGCAGAGCTTGTAAAGGCTTTTGTTACGCCGAATGATATAGTTATTGCAGACAGCGCCGAAAAGCGTCTTAACGTCGAGCTGGTGCAAAAAGATATACCAATTGTGAAAGCATTGAAAGGCGCTGACTCTATTCGTTCGTCAATTCTACAAGTTCAGAACTTCAAGCTAATCATTGACCCCGAAAGCGTTGATTTAATCAATGAACTTAACCTTTATGCGTGGCTTGAAAACAAGTCAGGAGTACCAATGGACAAGCATAATCATTTGATTGACTCGATTAGATATATCGTTCAGTATTTCTTAGCTGCAAACGGGCTTTAAAAAAAATAAAAAAAACTTTGTATTTTATTTGTATATTAAAAGTATTGTAGTATCTTTACACTGTAAACAAAAACAAATAGATATGGATGCTCAACAAGTTTTAAGATACGGAGATATATTAGTAGATATAAAAACGCCTTACTCAAATAAAAGACTGTATTGTGTTAAGTTAAAGCAAAAATATTATGAGATAGTAATTCAAAATGGGGATTTAGTTAAATTTATAAAATTAAAAAGAAAACCTAAAAAATTAGAGTCTTGGATGGGCTTAAGTTTTAATTCAAAATGTAATAAATATTGGTTGATATGAATAGAAGTGAAGCAAAAGAAATAATTGAGGATATTTTAATTAAAGGCAATACAGAAAATAAGCCGTTAAAAGATTTATTTATTGATACAATTGTTATCTATGAAAACAGACTTCATCAATCAGAGGTTGATTATATCAATTTATCTAAAGATTTAACTAAATTGAGAGAAAACATATTAGACTTTATGATGGGTTTAGATAGAAATAAAGTTGAAATACCAGTTTCAATGTATGATGATTGGAATAATTTAGAATCTATATTAGATGATTGAGTGTAAATGTAAAACCCCTCAGCCAAACGTATTTATAGCTGAGGGTAATTTTTGTGATAAATGCAACAACCGAATAATTTATAAACAAATGAAAATACCCTACCAAATAAGAATAGACCAAGACCTTTTAGATAAGGTTAAGAAGTCTGCAAAGGATAACGAAAGAAGTGTTAACGCTGAGATACGTTACTTGATTAAGTGTGCGTTGGATAAATAAGTGAACACAACCACTTTATTTATCTGAAATAAGTGAAAACAGATAAATAGATTAAGCCGAACAGCCAAAGTTTTTATTTATTCGTAACTTTGAAAAAAGTTAACTTTGCAAAATGGCTTTATTTGATTTTCTATGGCGTTCAAAAAAGAGCGCGAACAAACACTTAGCACAAAACAACTTTACTGGCGACGGTCTTTTGCAGCTTGATAGTCACGACAGAAAGTTAATTCAAACTATTTTTGGAAACGTTGACGCTCCGAGCAACTTTGAAGAACAAGTAAACGTTTACGCTTCAAACGTTGATATAAACAGCATTGTAAAGAAAATAGTTCAGCCAGCTTCAACGCTGCCTTATTACATTGAAAAGAAAGTTAACGGCGAATGGGAAGAAGCGGAAGACGAAAGAATACAGCGCATTTTAGACAATCCAAACCCTTTAAAAAAGTATAGCTGGTCGCAGTATGTCGAAATGTGTTTGACTTATTTGCTTACGTCGGGTAATCTTTACCAATACAAAGGAGAATCAATAGGCTTTGGCGTTCGTTCACTTGACGTTTTACCGACTCCATTTGTTGAAATCAATACAAGTGGCAACTTCTTTGACCCTATCAAAAACTATCAACTTCAATTTGACACGGTCAACCAAACATTCACGCCAGAAGAAATTTCACACACTAAATATGTAAATCCAAGCTTTACGACTATAAATCAAATGGTTTACGGTTTAAGCCCTATTAAAGTCGCTGCAATGGTCGCGCAAGTCGGTCTTGATAGGTGGGAAGCAGATGCATCTTTATTGCACAACAAAGGGGCAATTGGTTTACTTACTAACCGTTCAGATATTGGAATGACCCCGACGCACGCAAAAGAACTGCAAGACCAATGGAACTATGAAACGGCTGGAGCTAAGAACTTCGGAAAAATCAAAGTAAGTAACGCAAATGTTGATTTTATTCAAATGGCTATGAGTTCAACAGATTTGCAGCTATTAGAAAAAGACGTTGTAACACTTCGCGCCGCTTGTAACGTTTACGGCGTGCCGTCAGTACTTCTTAACGACCCAGCAAACAGAACTTATAACAACCTAAAAGAAGCAAACAAATCTTTGTGGACTGGTGCAATAATGCCGAACGTAGAACTGTTTTTGCAAGACTTCAACAACGATATTGTAAAAACTATTGACCCGTCTGGCAATACGCGAGTTGCTGCCGATTATACGAACGTTGAAGCCCTACAAGAAGACCTAAACGAAAAGGCAAAGACTTACGAAACGCTGATAAATTCGGGCGTTCAGTCACCACAACAAGCAGCGTCAGCTATGAACCTTGAAGAACCAGACGAAAACGCTTCAAGACAGCAAAGAAATCAAAACGAAAATAATTAATAACTTTGTAAAATGAACGCTGACAAGAAAGCAGAAATTGAAAAGGCTAAAAAAGCTAAAGCAAAGAAGTTGAAAGAAGGCAAAATTGTACGCAAATGATTCTAAAAGAATTAGCCAATATTGAAGACAAAGCCGCAAAGCTGAAGTTTATTAAAGCAAATAAAGCCGCTATTTTGAAGGCTAAAAAGTCTATGTTTAAAACTTCATGCACAATTGAAGTTGCACCGAAACTGGTTAAAGACGAAACGGCTTCAAAAATGGATGGTACAAACGAAACTGGTGTGTTTGAAATCGTTGGCAATTCAATTGGTTTCTTAGATTCTCACAACGACGTTTCAATTGCTGGAAGCTTCAATAAGACAGTTAACGAAAGTGGTCAGAAAGCTCCGATATTAATTAACCATAAGCGCACACCAGACGCAATTTTCGCTAAAAATATGGGCGTTTCGATTGCTCAAAAATCAATTCGCTCGTTAGGTTATGATGCTGACGGTACGACTGAAGCTTTGACCGCTAAGATTGCACCGATTTACGACGCTAAGATGAATGAACTTTATTCAAACGGCGAAATCAAACAACATTCAATAGGGCTTCAATATGTGAAGCTTGACTTAGCAATCAACGACGAAAGCGACAACGAAGGCTTTGCTAACTGGCAGAAGTATATCGACCAAGTAATTAACCGAGAGAAAGCCGAGCAACAAGGCTATTTTTTCGCCGTAATTGAACAGAAACTAATTGAAATAAGCGCTGTATTATTTGGCTCAAATCCATATACGCCAACGCTTGACGAAAATAAAGAAATTGAGCCGTCTAACGACACTCATAAAACCGAGCCGCACGAATCGCACTCAACAAACACGGCTGACAAAGCCACAAAAATCAATTATTTATTATATTAATTAAATTCAAAATGAAAAAAGCAATTTTATTTTTATTAGCGGTTATTGCGATAGTTGTAACAGCTTCACACGACGCGGCGGCGGGCGCTTCTTTGGCGTTTATCGTTCCAGTCATGATTAACAACAAAGAAGTAAAAGACTTCGGAACTTTCTTACTTGCAAAAGGAATCAAAGATATTTCTGGAGATATTGAAAACGCTTCTGAAGTTGAAAAACAAGCTTACTTTACTGGAAAAGTTGAGTTTGAAGGTTTACGTTATACCGACATGATTAACGCAATCAAAGAAGGTAAAGACGAAAACGGCGAACTAAAAGCTGAACTTGAAAAGCTTAAAGAGAGCAAAATTAAGTCATTAGAAGACGCACTTGAAATGCAAGGAGCTGTAATGTCTGCACTTAAAAACGGTCAGATTTCTGGTGGTCAAGTTCATGCTATCGAAGGCTCGATTGAAAAAGCGCTAAAAGACAACGCTGAAAACTTGAAGAAAGCAAAAAGCGAAAGACACAACTTTAAGTTTGAAATCAAAGCGGCTGGCGATATGCTTTTAAGCACAAATGTTTCTGGTGGAACAATGCCACAGC